TGTTCTCGTTCCACCATCTACTTGTAGTTGCATGTAATCTTCTCTTTTCTTATCAACATAAACTACTGCTGTTAGTTGTGTCTTCTTGGCTTTATCAACCCTAAAAGCTTTTTGTGTATAAGGTGTAGGGTCATCAAACTTTTGTTTAGTTTGTTTTTTGTAAGTCTTATGTAATGCAAACGCTGTATCGTTTAGAGCTAACATAGTTGCAAAAGGTATTTGTTTCTTTTGTATAGAGCTCAATCCCTTTGTTACTTCTTTTATATTTGATTTGATATTTACTCTCATCCCTTTCTCCAGTAAGACTTGCCTTTAAACTTTAAACCAATCTCTTTAGCCTTCCTTCTAGCGGTAGATGGACTACAACCAAAAGACATTGCTGCATCATGTGATGACTTACCCTGCTTAATCATTTCCTTCAATTTTTTCTTATCTACTTCCATTTATAAGTTTTCATAATGTTCTATTAACTTATCAATATACCATTTAGCCTTTTGTAAGTCTTGTATGTTGGCATCCTTCATGCGATGTCTGTGTATGTACTTAATAGCTGAACCCTCTAGATAACTAGGAAACTCTGAGCCTAATTGTTGTTTAATGTACTCAATGCACTCCACCTTCCCGTTGTTATAGTGTGCAGGTCGTGACACTGGGTCATGCTTTTTATTTCTAATACTCATTTTTATTTCACTCCTTTTAAATAACTTATTAGCCTTTCGTTGGAAAGACCACTCAAAAAATCTATCTAACATTTCTCCTCACTATTTCATTCTTACATTTTTGTATGACCTTTTTCTTAGAACTTGATGATTCAATATAATCAGTTAATTCTTTTATTGTCATACTTTTAATATAAGAGTGTTCTACTGTTGTTTTCCCAGTAGCTCTATCTCTTACCTTTACACTTGGTTTGAATTTAATTGGCATTTATGTTCCTCAGTTAATTTATCTATTCTTATACAATATTTTTCAAAAGTAGATGTTGGTATCAAGTAGGCATCAATCTTTTTGCCTTGTATTCTGAATCCAACATTTTTTAAAATCTTCTCGTCTTCGATGCATTTGTTTATATTTTCAGTTTCAATCCAATATATTTTTGAATCAGTTATATACGCAAATATATTAGCGGTTGTTGCAGATATTCCTGACTTTACGTTTTGACATGATGATTCTATGAATATATTACCAGTACTATCTGTTTGTGCATCACGCTTTACTTCAACTGTCTTGTTAATTTCAGGAATCATAATGTCATATTCTTTATGATAACCATCTTGCTTGTAAGCTGTTTTATATTTTTTAAGAATCAACTCCAATATTAGACCCTCTCCTTTTTCACCAAAAGGTAAATCTCTATCTCGAAATTCATTCACTTTTCTTCTTCCTTATCTTTTTTCTTTTTCTTTTTCTTTTTGCCAAAGATAGCTTCCCAGTTATCTTCATATCTTTTTGTATTCTCCTTCCTTCGACCTGAGCCTTTGCCACCATGCCACTTAGTCATAACTTATCCTTTGAAAATTAACAGCCTTATCTAATTTAGATAACAACTCCTTAGCCTTCATAAAATCTTCAGGTATACATCTTAATAATTCTTCTATGCTAAATATCATCATGTCAGGCTCATCTTTGTGTATCTTTTGTAAGATAGGCTTCTCATCATCAGTATCACAAACTAAAGCAGTCTTCTTATCAAAGTTAAAACATCTAGTATTAGGTTGTATTCTTGTATAACCACTTTGTTCACATTTCTTGTTAAGTGAATCAAAAGCTCTAGTCATCATTTCAACCATCTTAATCTTTTCTTTAACATGACCTTTGTAAAGTGCATCCTTAAACATAGATTCTGCTCTACAAAACTTAATCTCAAAATCTACACCCAACATCTTGAATATTCTTTTCCTAGAACCCCACCTCTCAAAAGATTCAGATTCATATATTCTTAACTTCTTCAATTCACTTTCAAAAGATTCATCTAAATATGTCTTCATTGGTTTGGTCTCCAATCGTGAAATTCATAGTGGTTTGGGTTGGTTGCTTTAGAAAAGCAAACCAAACCAACCAACTTTTTGATAATTTGGGCTAAAAAACCAAACCAAAACAGACCAAAACCAAACCAAAACCAAACCATATCAAAATACCTCATTATCAAAAGATTTTGACTGGTAGCCATAGCCTTCTTTGTAATGCACTAAATCATGTGCTTTTAAATCCGCTAATCTAGTTTTTAACGTACTATCTTTAATATCCATTCTAGCTGCTAATATTGAATACTTTACCCAAACACTAATAGGGTCATTTGGCTCTTTTTCCTTCTGATATTCTTCTATAGCATCTAATGTTTCTTTTCTTGCTGATGTAAGCATCATCTCTTTAGGAGACTCTAGCGTTAGTTTCAGTACACCTGAAGTAACATTACTAAAGCCAAAGACTTCTACTTCATGGAACTTAAAGTTCATAGGTTGTATTGGTCTACCATCTTTAACAAGTGTTTGGTCAACAGATACAAGCATAGCATCATCATCACCGCTTCTTTTAACCCTAAATTCATAGTCAAGTGCTGCTGGTAATACTGAGCTTCCTCTAGCCCTTGCTGAAGAGCCATGACCAGTATGATGTACTATCACTATAGAAGCATTAAACTCTTCTTTAAGCATGTCTACACGCTGTATAAAGGTATTCATATCTTTAGTGCTGTTCTCATCTAAACCATAGTTTCTAGCAAGGGTGTCGATGATAATCATACCTATACCATTGTTTTCAGCTTCTATATCTCTACAAACCTGTTGCAAGATAGCAAATTCCTCATCATCACCTATTCTTGAACCTCTATTAGATACAAGCAAAGGTTTCTTATCTAAGTTCATGCTATAGAACTGCTCATAAGCCTTTATACGCCTACCAACTGCATTAGTACCCTCACCTGCAAGATAAAGCACAGTTGATGGTTTAGTTTCATATCCATAGAAATCTTTACCTGTAGCAACTGCACAACCCATAGCAATAGCTACAAATGATTTACCTGTCTTAGGTGCACCAAATATAGAAGTAACAGTTCCACGTTCTATACATCTATCTACCAACCAATCAGGCTCAGTAATATTAGCCATGATTTCATTAACTGTTTGGAAATATAAACTACCTTTTGGTCTTTTAGCGGTATTGCTTGTTATGTAATCTTCTAATGATTTAGAGTCTGCAAAATAACCTGATTCATACGCATCCCATAAATCATCTTTTTCATTAAAATCTTTTGGTGGTTCAGCAATTAAAACACTACAACCATTTTGTTTTAGGTGACTAGAAATCTCATTAGCAACCTTCTTACCAGCTTCATCATTATCAGGAAATATCCAAACGTCTCTTCCATAGATAGGTGACCAATCAGCTTTATTCCAACTATTTACACCACCATGCCATGTACAAGCATCACCATCCTTTCTTATAGCTTCACATCCACGCAATGCTTTCTCACCTTCATTGATAATGATAGGTTTATCAGGAAAGTTATTGGTGTGGTAAATAGGTAATAACCCTTCAGGTCTACGCATAGACCATGAACCATCAGGATTCATACTGAAGGGTGCATACTTCTGTTTGATAGGATGCCCATCAGGAAACCTCATAACCCAAAAATTAGTAGAATACTGCACTTTTACTATTGCTTGAGAATGAAGTTCCCTCATTTGGACTTTTGTAAAAGACCTTGCATTGCCCTTGTTAGTGCCATTTGGGGGAGTCACACTAACGCTGAGTAAGGAGTCATTAGGCAATGCTTGGTCATAACCAAACTGTTTTAAAATCGTTGACACATCTTCATTGAGGTATTTTATTAAATCTACAACCCCACCACCAAAACCTTCTTCAAAGTTATAGAAAAGGCCTTTTTCTAGGTTTAGAACCATACTCCCATGAGTATTCCATCTCATTTCTGTAGATGAAATACTCTTAGGCTCACCTAATAGCTGCTTTGCTACTTCAGGTGCGATTCTTTGCCAATCTACGCTTGACATCTAAAATGGTATATCGTCATCGCTAAGTTCAGTCTTAGCTACCATTTCAGCTACTTTATCTGCTAGTCCCTCATTAGGAGAAACAAAGCCATCATCATTATCAACTGGTGCATCAGGGTCAACATACCAATCAGGTACTTGAAAACCTCTATCACCCCATTTAACAAATTCAAATGTAAGTTCAGATGAAGTACCCATACCTACTTGAATAGGTTTAGAGCCTTTATATTCCATTACTGGTAACTTACCCACGTTAGCATCTTTCTCATGCCAAAATGTGCCTAACATTTTATTAAAAGCCATAGCTTCAGCTACAGTAAATCTTTGCCATAACATCGCATGACCACCATCAGGCATTACCCAACATGAAAATGCTCTCTTCCAATCATCAGCAGGTTTAGGGTCTACAACACCAAACTTTGCATCCCATTTATATTCAAATCCATCAGCCTTAGTATAACGACCCCAACCTGACTTGAATGTATCAATATCAAGTTGTAAGTATTTAAACTGAATTGGTGTTTCGCCATTTGCATAAAACTGTTGACCCATTGTTTTAAAGCCAAAGTAAATTTGCGGTTTCTCTTCGGTATTACTCATACCACCTAATATATCCATACTATACTCCTATGGTTTAATGTATTGTTCTATCAATACTGTTTATATAATCAGTTTCAAGTTGGGTGTAACACCTTTCCTTAAAACTTTCGTAATCCTCGTCATTAATAATGCCAAGAAATTCACATGCAACTAATATCTTGTCAAAAGACATTCTGCAATATTGTTCAAAATCTTCTTCTAGTAAATAACTATGTAAGTCCATTAGCCTTTTGTACGACTTCATCTAACCTCTCACATACTTCTGATAGTGGACACATATAGTATTGTTCCCAATTCTTTTTATACCCACTCTCCATTAGATATAGAGGTATCACACACATAATCTTGCGTCTATCATACTTATAAATTAATACTGGTATTAGGTCATCATTAGCACTCTCAACTGCTTGATTCCACCAGTCGTTTTTAAATACATCACTTCTACCAGTGCCTTTGTATCGTTTACATTCTATTGCCAAGTTACCCCAGTAAATATCAGCCATGCCTTTGGTTTGATATTGGTCTAGGTTTCTTTTAACAGTCTTGGTGCTACCTTTAGATGCAAGATAAGTATTAATCTTTTTGCATATAACTCTTTCGAAAGCTGCACCTTTTGTTCTGCTGTTAATTGGCATCTATAAAAATCTCCTTCTTACCAGTAGCATGATAAGTAATAGTTAATGTATCTCCATCTTTAACTTCTGTATAACCAGCACCATTATTAACGTGGATATACCATTCATCTTTCTGCTTATTCAGCTTTAATCTTTGCGTTTCAACTATATCGCTATACTGAGTCATTGTTCTTCTCAGCTTCATAAGTCACCATGCCAAGTTTTATTAACATCTGACTGGCTTGTTCTATTGTTAAGTTGTTTTGTATTGCAAAGATTTTTATGTCTTTGTGTAGCTCTTCAGGAATCCAAAGTGCTTTTTTTATTACTTCATCCATTGTTTTGACTCTCCATATTTATATTAAAATTAATTTGATAATAAAGCAAAGACTTTATTACATCTTTCTCCAAAAACCTTATACTGTTGTTAAGGGCAAAGGATAAACTCTCCATACTATACTCTAATACTCTCATTATCTTTTTTGCCCTTCTTGTCTTTTAGGGTAATCCATTATTTTATAATTTAGTTGTTTTAATAAACCCTTTCTTTCATTCTTGCCACCAAGAAAATAAATGTATCTATGCTTTCTTGGTCTATCTACTTGTTCAAATTTTTCTTTATTAGATTTTCTTTCTTCCAAAGAATAGGATTCACATACAGTTTTACTATGTATATTACTACCAATCATTCTCCATTCTTTTCTTTTATCAGATAGACCTGTATAAATAAAATTAGTAGCTTGATATACAACACCAATATGGTCTTGCTCGGTATCAGCATAAGAAACTATTATTCTTGGTTTGGGTAATAACTTAAAAGATGCACCAATTAATATAGATGCTTGATTCTTTTTATTATCTTTTAAAACCAATCTATTTAATTCTAAAACTATGCTTTTATTCTTTTCACCTGCTATACCTTTACATAATGCTGGTGATGGTGGTGACCCATAGCTAACCATACCTATAAGTTGATTATCTTGAAACAAGCCATAAGCATAACTGATAGATGGCATACGTTTAGCGTAATGAATATCTAATATAAATGGCTTTGTATCTTCATAGGATATTCTCTCAATGTTGTATTCACCAACATAAACACCATCTACATCATCGTATAACTTACTCATAATTAAACTACAACACCAAATCAATAACATTAGGACTATTGTAAATACTCAAAGGTTTGCCTTTCTTGTATTCTTTATAGTCTTCTAAGTAAGTTTCCATGATTG